AATACTTTATAATATCTTTCTGGTTGTAATCCAGCCATATATAATGTAAATAAACTACTTGTAGCATCTATACTTAATTTAGTATATATTTGATCAAATTCTACTACATATTCATTAGTATCTAAATCTTTAATAGCATAATATGATGCTGTTGGTAAGTAATAATTTTGAGTATAATATGAAGCTGTAGCAAATATTCTATCTGGGTATTCTGGTCTTGAATATACTCTAAATTGATTTATACTCCCTGAGTAAAAATACCCGGGGTTGTCTCCTAAAGTTACTACCATAGGATTTTTTCTAATTGTTGGTAATGTAGAAGATCCAGTATTAAATGTAGCGTCTACCCATTTAAATTCTAAACATGGGGGATAAATTGTATGAGTGTCAATTGAAAAATACTTCATTTTAGGTTGAGTATTTTCGTTATCTATAAATTCATTTTTTTGTTTTACAATAAATCCATTATTTGGAATAGAACTACTATACCATTGAGTTACAATTGGTGTAGTATTAAGAATAATATCTTTATCTGTATAATATCCAAATGTAGCAGATGAAGATGATGCTATATACCAAGTACCTCCTCCTGGTGAAACTGAAGACGAATAAGATCCTGTTGATCCTACTGCGAATGAACTAGTAGTCCATCGAGTTCCTCCTTGGTAATTTCTCCATATCCAACTAGCACCATTTTGTGTTTCAGGAATGTTTGCAAATCTTCCTGTGCCCATATCCCAAGATTGAGATACTGCAAATGTTTCTATAGTTGTATCTGTATTTAAAGCAGTAACATTAGCTACTAAACATTTTAAATTAGATTGCCATTGTGAACCAGACGCTTTATTATTTATAACATCTGTAATTTCACTTGAATCAAATTGAATTATGAAGCGACTTGCTTGAGGAGCAGGTGTTCCTAAGTTTCCTACTTCTAAAGATGCTTCTAATATTTCATCTAATCCTGTATTCATTTCAGGATATATAGAATATAAAGTTGTATCTTTGGTTGGGAAGATTTTATATACTGCCATTGTTTATTTTATTTATAATGATACTACTCTACCTTGAATATCTGTTGAAGGATATTTAACTTCAAAAATCATAGGATCTATTGATGGATAAATTACATTATTTTGGGTTGCACCTGAAATATTATATGCAAACGCTGAGTATCCTAAATTTGTTCCGACTTTATTTGAAATATTTACTGTTTTAACTGTTTGTACTCCTTCTATTTTATCTAAAAGAATATAAAGTTCTCTTAATATAATTGGTTGATTTATTTGCCAATTATTAATTGCAAAATATCCTTGTAATGCTGAAATACATTTTGTTAAAACTTCATTACTGTTATAATTTGGAAGGATAATAATATCAAAATTAACTCCTATATTAATTATAAAACCATCTTTAATATTAATAGCATCATTTATCATTCTATATAATGAAAGATAAGTAATTAAATTTTGTTTTAAAGCATCAGATGCTGTATTTAATTTACCATTAACATCACTTGTTAAAACATATAAATCTAAAATACCTGCTGCTTCACCTGCTTGTATACTTTGTGCTTTTGTTGGTTCAATATATGCTTTAGATATATTACCATATTTAGCAGGCATACTTAATGCTCTTACTAAATAATCATCTTGAGTAACATTACGTAATTGAGAAGCAAAGTTGGCTGATGAGTTTTGTCTGATTTCTTCAATTGTATCTCCATCTCCTCCTCCACTTGCGGCTTGTGGATTAGTAACAGCTAATGAAGAAAATATATTATTTGCAGTTACAGCATTTAAATTAGAATTTAAAAAAGTAGTTGTACTATTTAATCTAGTTAAAGTATTAGCATTTACGTTAGATGAAACTCCACCACCTGTTAAATATCTAAATGTTAAAGTAGTATTTGAGGGTGCAATCCCATAAGTATCTGTAAATAAGAAATTTGAGGGAGCATATGCTGTTGTTAATTTTGTTTGTTCAAATGGTAGACCAATACCTACATTATCAGGATTTGGGGTAATTATTTCATCAGAGTCTGATGTAGTACCTGATCCAAATTGAATTTGTAATGTGTTTGAATTTTTAAAACGAGAAGCAAATCTACGTTGTATTTTCTTTAATTTTAATAGATATGGAGAATCTCCACTATATTGAGATAGATTTGGATCATTAGTATTTGTATTTTTAATCGAATCAAATACTATTTCTTGTCCTAAATAATCTACTTCATACCATATATTTCCTTCACTATCAATACAATCTAAAATACCTACCATATTTGTAGCATTTATTTCAACTGTTGTAAATTTAACTGGTGAGTTAAATGAAAATGTTTTTGTATTAATTGTAGATGATATAGCTTTACGAGTTTTCTTTAATAAGAAATATGTTGGATTTCCTCCAGATATTTCATATATGGAAGTTTCAGTAGGATCACCTGAACTAGATACTGAGAAATCTATAGGATCCGCAATTAAAAATGAAATTCCTCCTGTTGTTGTAACAGTAGCATTTCCATTAATAAATAATGTATAGTCAAAATCAGGAATATAGGTTGAACCAGATATTTTTGCTGGTATTTTTTGGTAAAAATCTATATTAGTAAGTGCTATTCCTGTTACATTTGGTTTATAACCAAACATGTAAGCTAATTCAAATAAGTTATTTGATTGGCGAGCGAATTGTAAGTAATTTTCTTGTACTTGATTATCTAAATAAAATGAAAGAACATCACCCACATATGCCGCCATTTCCATAAACATCATTCCTGGTGATGCTGGGCTAAAGTCATTATATGTTGTAGGGAAATAGGTTTTAGAGTAGTCAATTAGACTAGTTCTAAATTCACTAAAATCTTTATTTATGTATTTTATATTTTTATTTACAGCCATTATGTGAATGATATTTGAACTTGATCTGTTATACCAGTGTTAATTATACTATATGTTAATTGAACATTTATTTCGTTATTATCCGGGTATTCTAATATATCTAATTTTTCTATATTTATATTACTAAAATATTTGTTTATTAATAATTGGATATTTTCTTTTAAAGAATCTATATTATCTGTGGATATCTGTTCAAAGATAAATGCTCGTAAATTTGCCCCAAATTGATTATTTAAATATCTTTCTGTTTGATTTGTTAAAAAGAAATTTAATAAATTATTTCGTATAGCATCTTGTGTAGTAAATGTTTGAAAAAATACATTTGGAGCATTAAAAGGAATAGCAATCCCTACAGCCGTTCCCGGCTTAGTATCAATTGGAAATATTTTCTTTGCTCCGAATGCCATTATTTTTTAATTAAATTCATTATTTGGTCTAAACCAAGTTGTCCACCAGGTAATGAACTACCTTCAGACATTGTATTCATTTCACCAGATACTTTAAAATCACCTTCAAATCCTGATGGAGTTGGTTGGGACATTTCAGCTAATATATCCATATATGATTGTCTTGGATTAGTAGCAGTAATTAAAGGTTGTGTAGGAACGTTTGAACTATTAAATTTTAATGTTCTATCTGCGCCTACTTGATAAGATTCGTTTATTGGTTGTTTGTTTGATTTAACTGCCTCCAAAAGAATGTCTTTTAGTTCTTCTTGGATAGCCTCTCTTACGGCAACTTTAATTAAATCTTTTAATTCGTTTTGTTTCATTTGTTATAAATATTAAATTAATTAGCTTTTAAATTATTTTTGTCAATTATTAGTTTAAGTTCTGTAAATAATACTTGAGTATCAGTAGTAAATGATGATGGTGTTTGTAATAATATAATACCATCTTTGTTTTTGGCCACTGCTCTTCTTTTATTTACGGTAGGAGAGAATGGTTCTTCAATAATTTCAAATAAAAAGTCTTGATATATTTCATTTTTATTTGGATCTATTTCAACTTTATTAGCATTTAATTCAACATTAAGTAAATATGGTGATAAAGGTGTTAATTTTTTAGTTTCATCAGTATTTGTTGGGTCTGAAGTAGCTCCACCACATTTTAATAAATATACGTCTATTGAATTTAATAAAGCTATGATTTGACTTAAAATTGAATTAACATAATCTAGTGCTGAAGTGATTGAATTAATACCATTTTTTGCTATATTTATTTTATTAGTTGCAGGTGTTTTAAAATCTTTTATTTTTGTTAAAACAGTTAATGCTATACCTGCAGGGTTTGGTGTACCTGGTGCTGATGTAGGTAATAATGGAATAGCTATTTCAGCTGCTAATATTGCTATATTTAGAGTTTGAAGGGTTTGAGATGATATATTTACTGTTGTATTTAAAGTATTAAGTGGTTTTTGTAATGCCTCTATTACTTTTGATGCTGAATTTATTTTACTTACTATATTATTTCTTATATTTAGTACTTTTTGTAATTCAACTGCTGGAATGCAAAGTTCAGGTAAAATAATTCCACCTGTTATATTATCTAACTTTTCCATACCAATTTGGAATGCTAAATTTACTATAGCAGGTACTACAAACTCAACTAATTCTTGAGTTTTATTTGCTAGTAATACAGGTATTTTATCTTGTATGGCCATTTATTTTGCGTATAATTTAGCTAATTCTTTACTCCTGGTTAATGAATCTTGATAAGCTTGTTTTTTAAGAGCTTTTTGTTTTGCAAGATCTTCTTTAGATGATGTAATAGTTTGTTTAACATCTGAAACATATCTAAGTTTTTGATCTTTTAATTGTTGTGCTTTTATAAATGCATTTATTTTTGCAGAATCTTTATATACTATAGTTTCTTGTCCTATTTTTTCCCAATCACCTGGAGTAATAGCACCTGGAAATTTTACTTGATCTTTAAATTGTAAAGTAGCATCATGTAATGAAGGTTCATAAGGAATAAAATATTCAAATGGGATTAGTCCCGTTCCTGAGTCTCCTATTTTTTCAGGGATTGGGCGAGCAAGTACTCCTGTTTCTACATTATTAACATATTGATCTACAACTCTAGCATCTACTACAAATCTTCTATTACCCCAAATTGCTGGGATTAAACCTGATTTATATTGGGGTCTAGCTGATACTACACCATCTTTAGTAAGTACACCTAGTGGTTTTTCATTTATATCTGAGTCTTCTGAGAATTCTAAATATGTGAGAAATCTTCCTGGGTATACTAATTGAGAGGTTTGACTACCTACCCATCCATCTACTAATACTCTATTTACTCCTGAAAAACTTGTTATTAAGTGATAATTTTGAGCTGCTCTAACAGTAGCGTCATTTATTAAACCATTTGGAAATCTATCTAAAAATCTAAAAGATACAATATTTTGTCTACCTATTGTTATACGTTCTTTAGTTCCATTTTGATTTACTTTCCATATATCATATCTATCACCTACATTAATGATATAATTTTGATTAAAATCATTTATTATTTGTTGACTAACTGCAAATCCTTCATTAGTATTTAATTCAGTTAGTTTTCCAGGATTATCTTTATATAATTTTTGTAAGTATTGTTGAAAATAACTCCAACCCGCTACATTTGTTCCGTCTGGAATTAAATAAGGATCTCTATTTAGTTTTACAGCTGAAGTAAGGTCTACTTCAGGATTACCAATAGCAAACCTATTAGCTTTAGCTTTTTCACTTTTTAATATTTCTTCTTTTGTTTCGCCGGCCATCTTTATACTGTAAAGTTATTTTTAGAAATTAAAGTACAATTTGCTGAAGAAGCTCCTAGTTCAGTATTTAAAGAATTTAATATAATTAATAGATTAGTTGTTGGTTCTATTAAATTTAAAAATACAACTGGAGTACCAGGTACAGTAGGAGCGGTTTGGATTGATTGAAGAGCTTTTACTAATGGAGTAAGTTTATTAACTAAGTCTCGTAATAAATCTGTTGTTTTTTTACCTAATATTAATGGTTCAGTTGCTAATTTTATATTACCTAAATAAATATTATTAGATTGAACTATAAATTTATCAGTATCTATATTAACAGATGCTTTAGCATTTAAATTAACTGATTTTGCTGAACTTAATAATATATGATCATATGTAGAACTAAATACTAATCTTCCAGAATTTAATATTATTTGATT